GTGGTGCCGCTTCAACTATTAGTTTCAGTTTACCAGTTGGAGCAGTTGAGTTTTTACAAAAACGATCTACAGAGGTTATTTTCGCATCCAATGCTGCAGTGAAAGCTGCTAAAGTCGGACTTACAAACTAAGAAAATGAAACTCATCACAGAAGAAGTTACAAACGTAAAGATCATTACCGAAGGTACTGGATCTAATAAAAAACTTTATATTGAAGGTGTTTTCCTTCAAGGTGAGCTCAAGAATCGTAATGGAAGAATTTATCCTATGCAAACTCTTTGTCGTGAAGTGAGCCGTTACAACGAAAACTTTATTCAAAAAGGTCGTGCTTTAGGAGAACTCGGACATCCCGATGGACCCACAGTCAATCTGGATCGTGTTTCTCATAAGATAACTTCTCTTGTTCAAGAGGGAAATAATTTTAAAGGAAAGGCTTGTATCCTTAGCACTCCTATGGGTAAGATTGCATCTTCACTTCTTGATGAAGGCGTAATGCTTGGTGTTTCTTCTCGTGGTGTTGGTTCACTTCAAACCACTAATGAAGGTCATAAAATTGTTGGCGAAGATTTTATGTTAGCGACTGCAGCAGACATAGTTGCAGATCCTTCCGCTCCTGACGCTTTTGTATCTGGAATTATGGAAGGACGGGAATGGGTCTGGGACGGAGGAATTCTCCGTGAACAAGCCGCAGAAAGAGCTCAAAGAAGAATAAATACTCTTATAGATCAAAGAAGACTCGATGAACAGAAATTAAATCTGTTCAATGAATTTTTATCAAATCTTTAATTTTAATAAATAAATACAGATTATACAAAGTACCAAAGGTAATCGGAGAGATTAAATGTCCCGTGGAAAAAACTTACAAGAAATGGAATCTGTTTCTACACCTGGTCAAACAGGTGGAGGTTCAGGAAGTGGCACTTCACAATCCAAAACTGCTGTGAACGCTAATGCGTCAGCACCAGATGCTCCTGGCAAGAGTGCAACCCCAGTTGCAACTCCTGGACAAACAGGTGCATATGAGGATTTGGGAGGACCAACTCCAGAAAATAGCCGTCCAGATGACAATTCAAATTCATACAAAACTCCTGGCGCAACCCTTAAGCAAGTTAAGGATATTGTTAATGCCAAGGCAGCAGCTGCTCAATCAGCTGAAACTTCTGCAACTTCAGTTTCTACTCCTGGTCAAACTGGTGGTGGAATGAAGGAAGAATCGGAAGAAGATGCAGAACTCGTTGAAGAAGATGCAGAACTCGTTGAAGAAGAGGAAGTATCTGAAGTTGAAGAGAGTGAGGACGGTGAAAAGACAGAAGAGGGGACTTTGGATGACTTCATTGAAGAGGATGTAAATGCTCTTCTATCCGATGAAGATCTTTCCGATGAATTCAAAGAGAAGGCAAGGCTCGTATTTGAAGCCGCACTTCACGCCAAAACAAAAGAAATTCAATCCGCACTAGAAGAGCAGTATGCTGCTGTTCTAGCTGAAGAGATTGAAGAAATTAAACTAGAACTAACCGAAAGAGTTGATTCATACCTTGAGTATGTTTCTTCCGAATGGTTGGAAGAGAATGCCCTCGCTGTTGAGGGTGGCCTTAAAACCGAAATTACCGAGTCCTTCATCAATGGGATGAAGGGTCTTTTTGAAGATCATTATGTATCAATGCCTGAAGATAGATATGATGTGCTGGAAAGCATGGTAGAAAAACTTGATGAAATGGAAGAAAAACTCAATGAGCAAATTTCTAAGAACGTTGCTCTTAATAATAGACTGAGTGAGTCGGTTGCAGAAACCGTTCTCAATGCAGTTTCCGAAGGCCTCGCAGTATCCCAAAAGGATAAACTTGCAACCCTCGCAGAAAGTGTTGAGTTTGAGAGTGAGACCAATTATTATCAAAAACTAGTAACTCTTAGGGATTCATATTTCCCAAGAAATACTGGAGTTGTAGTAAACGAGACCGAAAGCTTAACCGAAGAAGCAAGTTTCCAAGGTGGAACACAGACAAATTCAAGATCCATGGATCAATATCTTCGCGCTCTTTCTACCGTTACTAAAAAGTGATTTTTAGATAATACTCAAACCGCAGATTTAACAACACTTATCCTACAGAGGTAAAAATCAAATGAACGGCCTTAACACAGAACATTTAACGGAGAAATGGGCTCCGATCCTAGACTATGAGGGTCTAGATTCAATCAAAGATTCACACCGCAGATCAGTTACTGCAATTCTTCTTGAGAACCAAGAAAGAGAACTCCGTGAATCTGCAGA